CCTGAGTTCACAGTTTTTTTACGCGAAAACTGAAAAACGGGTACCAGCGAATAACATCGCGATGCTACTGTCAAAAGTAGCAGCAAAGCGTTTTGTTGGTTCACTTTCACCAGCCATCTCCGGTCGGTTTGAACAGTATGTCCATCTGTTAGAAAAAGTCTACGGACTTAAGCTTCCAGACGTCCTGTTCACCGGCGACGGCGAACTTCGCAAGTTTTGCGAAGGTTTAATAATTGGAGATGCTTCACACCCTTGGCAGCCTCAATACCGTCGGCTGTCTGCGCGATGCCGGTTTGGATTCGCGCATTCACTTTTTCTGTTTCGTAAAGTGATTCCAAAGGGGAAGCCCCTGGTTAAGGAGTACGTTGAGCGTCTTTCGACACCGCAGTCGGACCCAGATCCAAAATTCCTAGATTTCGCTCTAAGAATGGTGGATAAGCTATTCCGTCCTGGATGGGATAGAGACTACATTCGGCACTCGTTAACAAGCTCCCTCCCCATGTCGGCCTGTGCCGAGGTTGGGAAGAAGGGAGGAGGCTCTAGAGGATGGGCGGCCCATGAACGTGAGGAACGTGCGGAGTTTTGTTCCTACGTTATGGATTCTGTCGCCCCGAGAGAGCGAGGGGTTTCTCGAGTAGATGCGATCTTAACAGGTGGTAAGTGGCGGATCATATCCATCCCTCCGAAGGTGGATAATGCTCTCCGTCCTTTACACAAGGCCATCTACTCTCATCTTTCCCGTTTTGATTGGCTTCTCCGTGGAGATGCGAAGGCATCAGCATTTAAAGACTTCACCCTGAGGGAGGGTGAGGTTTTTGTGAGTGGCGACTACGAATCCGCCACTGATAATCTTAATGCCAGGCTCCAAGAAGCAATCTTAAATAGGCTGCTCGAACGCGCTTCCTCAATTCCCTTGGGAATTGCGCAGCATGCCATCGCTACGTACCGTTCTGTTCTGGTACACGATGGTATCGAGTATACCCAGGCTCGAGGGCAGCTTATGGGGCAACTAACCTCTTTCCCCCTCTTGTGCTTAATAAACTACATTACGTTTCGGTATTCGGTCCGAAGACCCGGCGTACCGGTGAGGATCAATGGCGACGATATCGTTTTTCGTGCGACGCCCGATGAGGCTACTCGTTGGGAGCGTAATGTAGCGAAAGGAGGTCTTACTCTGAGTGTAGGGAAAACCTTGAAGAACAGGAAGTTCTTTACCCTAAACTCAACACCATTTGAAGCACGTCAAAAATGTGCGGCCGCGGTGGGGTTCATACGGGCTTCTGCCCTATTTACCGAGAAGAAGATAACTGATCAGGTGATGTCGCTGAATGGTAGGTTCTATTCAGCATGCGCTGGCTATGGTCGTGTCCGGAAGCTTCATGTTCGTGAGGCGTTCGTCGACCTGAACCAGCGGGCAATTCACGCGTCAAGACGATCAGTAACAAGAGGGCTAGGGTTGGCTGTGGAGAGGAGTACGCTACATGCCGTTGGATTGTGGCACCGGGAACTTTTCTACCTTGAACAAGTAGAGGAGAAACCGGTCCCCATGGTAGCGCGTGGGGAACTCCCGTCGGGGTTCGCACAAGTGTCCAAATCTTGGATTCCAAAATCTGACCTTCGGGCGATTGAGGATGAATGGAGCTGGGCCTGCACCGAACATGCATGGTTCTCCGACTTCACTGCATCGGCTTTTAGCGATAAGTCAATGATAGATCTTATCCGAGAGGGGTGTTCTCCTTACGGTCTGGGGTGCTTGGCCTCGGCCAGGGTCCGTAGGATGTTGAAACTCTCAAGGAGCGCTCTTTGGCGTTGGATCTACGCTAGAAGTAACGAATCCGTTTTCGGACGGGTCCGTCCGCAGAAAGCTGAAAGGGTGTTCGTGAATGTGGACCGGCTGTCCGAGTACACGCCGGTAATTCAATTTACTAGAGGATGTGAGACGGAGGGAGGCGTTAGTACGCCCTGCGAAAGCGCCCAAGCCTAGTCTAATCAGCTAGGACCAACTTGGTGGAAGTCTCGTCGAATGGAGAAGCAGATACTGCCTACCGTGGACCTCCGGGTACCGTGTCGGTACTGCTGTGGGCTAATGCGGCTCGGCCACCTTCGGGGTGGTCAAACTGGGGGATTAACGCTCCCCAGGCGATCAGCATAACTCCTATTAGACGGCTGAACGGAAGCCCGTCAAACTCTCTCATCCTCCCTGCTGTAGGGGTCTGACCATTCAATGGTAATAACAGCGCGTTGCCAAGTAGCGGGCAACTAAAATCAGTCTTGTTCTGGGCTGTTAAATACGCCGAGGTAGTCTACTAGCGATTTGCGATAATATCAAAATGAGTGAACGATGGCCTAAGGAC